AGCCGCGAGAGATGCCGCGCCCGCCGCCGTCGCCGCCGGTCCCACCACGTGGAGCCAGGACCACGAGGTCGGGAGCCCGACCAGGATGTTGATCGCCGCCTGGACATCCGAGATGCCGAAGCCCGGCTGGACCGTGCTGAAGGTCCAATAGTCGGGGATAGTGTAGGTGGCCGCCGTGAAGCCCAGGGTGAGCCCGGTGTTCGCGACGGCGAAGGACCCACCGCTCGGGATGGTGTAGACGGCTGAGAACGTGACCCCGCCGTCGAGGCTGTACTTGAACGTGCCCACGCCGAGCGCGCCCGTCGTCACCGGCTTCACGATGACGCTGTAGCTGTCGTACGGGGTCCCGGAAACTGAGACCACTCCACCGCCGGCCGAGCCGTTCTTGGTGACGGAGGAGTTGGTGCCGGCGACCGAGGCCAGGACCGGCATCGCGTAGCAGGTCCCGCCCGCCACCCCGAGGGAGTGGCAGATGGCGTCGGTCAGCGGCCCGATGCCCAGGGTGTTCTGGACCGTGGTCGGGTCCGTGAACGAGAGCAGCGTGTTCACGAGGCCATCGGTCCCGCCGACCAGCGGGGTTGACGCAACCGCGACCACCGCGTCCCCGGCAACGACCGCCGCGACGGAGACGAGCGCGTTCGCCTGAGCGTTCGCCTGGATGGCCGTCACGATGTCGGAGTTCAGCGCGCCAGCCTTCGGGGAGACCGTGATGAGGTTCCCGGAGGTCACCACGGTGGTCGCGCCGCCCGATGGGGTGTTGTAGATGATCGTGATGAGGTTCCCGGCCGAGCCCGCGGTCTTGGCGGTAAAGGTGACGCCATCTCCGCCGCTGGTCGAGGGGATGAGCTTCGAGGCGGCCACGGAGGCGAGCGCCAGGGACGAGATCCCGAGCTTCACCTGGGCGTTCGCGTTGGCCGGGGGGATGATCCCGAGTGCGCCGTCAACGATGGTGACGTTCAAAACTGGCAGTGCCATTGGGTGACCCTTTCAGACTGGAGGGGGAAAGTCGGGCTCAGTACCCGTACCGCTCGCCGAGGACCTTCTTGAGTGCGGCTTCGTAGTCTCCCTGGCCGGTCTCCTTGCCGATCGGCCACTGGTGATAGGCCCGCGCCGCGGCGAAGAGCCAAGCTGGCGTCCCCAGCTTCTTGGCGTAGTCTTCGACCGTCGCCTTCTGGACGAGCGTTTCACCGTGGGGGATGGTCTCGCCGAGAGCTTCGTCAGGCGGTTGCGATTTCATGGTTGCCATCTCCTGTGTCGATCTCTTGGGTCAGAACTTCGGTGAAGGGCGGCTGGGCGATGAGGAAGTCAGGCTGGAGCTCGGGCACGGGCATCTTGAGCAGGAAGCTGAAGGTGTACTCGCGGCCCGCCTTCCCGGTCTCGCCCTTCTTCGTCCCGCGCCAGCTCCCGCTGTCCGTCACGTAGGACCCGGCCGCGCTCCGAATCAGCCCGTTGAAGACCTGGTCCCGGAGGAGCTGCGTGCGCTCGAAGTCGCACCCCCAGCATCGCACCTCGAAGTACATCTCGTCCGTAGCCAGCGCCCGCGGCACGTTGTCGTAGGCCAGGTTGGTCCCCAGCGCCGAGAGCTGGGCTCGGTCCTCGCTCCCCTTGAAGCTCGACCGGTCGGGCACCCAGATGACCCGAGGGAAGATCGTCTCGTAGCTTTCGGTCCACTCCTCCCCGAGCCTGTAGGCCACCTGCGCCGCGGCCGTGAAGGTGTAGCTGTTCCCGAGCGTGAAGGTCCCCGCCGTGAAGGTCAGCACGAGCCCCGACAGGACGCTGTCCCCGATGGGCCCGATCTGCGGCAACGGGACGCTGTAAACTCCAGAGGAAGACGGTGCCACCGGCGCTGGTACCGTGAAAGTCGTGTCGTAGAACTCGCCCGCGTCGAGGCTCAGCCGCGCGGTCGCCGTCCCGAGCGGTCCGGTGCTCAGGATCTCGAGCCGGCCGGAGAATGACCCCATCGGCGCCCCGGACAGGGTGACCGTCCCCGTGGCGCCCGCGCTCGGTGTCACCGGAGAGAGCCCCGGCATCACCACCTGGTCGATGGCTGCCTGGATCGCGTTGAGGACTGTGGGGAACGCCACTCATGCACCCGCCGGAGAGAACCCATCCAGGACCTTCCAGCCCACCGCCGACAGCCGTTCCGCCCACCGGTCGGGCATCTGCCCGCCTTCGGGGACCATCATCCGGCTCGGGATCACCGACTTCGCCAGCGTGTACCAGCGCCCGCCGCGCGCCTTGAACTTCAGCGCCTTGGCCCGCTTCGGGAGGATGGTTGCCCCCTCCTGGTTCGGGAGAGCGTAGCTGGTGTTGTTGTCGACCTCGACCAACCCGGGCTGGGCCCGGACCGCGAAGGCGTTGCGGAGCCGGCCGGTGTCCTCCAAGGGACGCCCCGCTCGAAGCGCTGGGGGCTTCCAGGGGCGGCCATAGGGGTCGGTAGAGGTCCGGAACCCTTCCTTGACCAAAGCGAGCGCCTCGGCCCCCAGGGACGTTGCCAGGGCCCTCTGGTGAGCTCCGCCGGAGAGCGCGTTCAGCCGCCGGAGGACCTCGGACAGGTCGTGCGGGCTGTCGACCGGCATCAGCGGGTCCCCGTTCCCCGGGACTGGCTCCCGGTCGAGGGGTTCATTGGCGACGGTGAGTAGAAGGTCGGCGCCTCGGGGGGCGACTGGAGACCCTGGACCGCGTTGGAGGAGCTGTCGAGCACGTCGAAGGTGTACCGCTTGAGGCTGGAATCCCGGAGCAGCTTCATCGCGTTCTCGTACCGGACCTCGTACAGCTTGTCCGCGACGCTGTCGGGGTTAAACCCGCGGATGCAGATCAGCTCCCAGGAGGCCAGGTGACAGACCACCCGCACCAGGTCGGTCCCCCACTTCAGCAGGGGCAGCGTCCAGGTGTTCCGGTGGAACCCGTCCACGGTCTCAGAGGCGGCAAGCAGCGCCGCCAGCTGAGCCGTGTTCCCGGTCGCGGGAGAGGACAGCGCCGCCGCGGACAACCCGAACGTCAGGAGGTCCGCGGGCACCGCGTAGGGCTGTCCACTGTTGCTGAGAGGCAACGACTACCTCTTCTTGCCGCGCTTCTTGAAGCCCGGAGAATCAGTGTTCTCTTCCTCTTCCACGACCTCCGCGTCCACCGACGGGTCCTCTTCCTCCTCGGAGGTGCCACCCATCTCGGTGACCTCCAGGGCGGGGTCGTGCTTGAGGACCTCGTCGATGTACCGGCTTTCGAGCGTCAGCTTGTGGCTGCGGCCAACCACCAGGTCGTGACCCGGGTGGCTTCGTCCTACCGGTCGCGCCCCACCGCCGCCAACCTGAACCTCCCGCCCGTTGATCGTTTCCATGATCGGCGGGTGGAAGGGGTGAGCTCCGGCGATGGGGTACGTCTTGCTGCCCCCGAGGATGCCACGGGCAAAAATCTTGACCGTGCGCATCGGCTCGGTGGGCTCCTGCTTGGGCTTGGTCGTCATTTCTAACTCCTCCACGGAATCAGGTGAGTGACTGACCTCCCTGGCCTAGGCGAGCGCCAGGTAGGCGTAGAAGTAGGGACCGTAGCCCGTGTTGCCACGGACGTCGACCCCGTACTGGATCTCGTGCTTCGCGAAGATCGGCTCGTCGTCCGGCCGCGTCCGCATCACGAACTTCGCGGGCGTGCGCAGCTGGAAGATGAACGGCTTGATCGCGTTCGAGCAGTCGGTCAGGTACCAGGCGGTGTCCTGCCCGGCCAGATCGGGAACGCACATCAGGTCAGCCGACCCATAGAACACGTTCTGCTGGAGCGTGTTCGCCGCGTTGTTGTAGACCGCGGCTGCGGGAGCGATCCACTCGTCCTTCAGGATCTGGATGCCGGTGGGCTCCAGCGCCGGGGGGACGATCAGCATGTCGGGGTCCACCAGCAACGGCAGGAAGTCGGCGCCCTTGTATCCCCGCATCAGCTGACGGATCGCGCCGTAGTTGGCGGAACTAAGCGCCTTGCCGCTGGCGCTGTAGTTCGACTGGACCCCGGCCGCGGCGCCCAGGTCGACGTTGACCGGGTGGGAGGTGGAGAAGTAGTTGACCCCGTCCCAGGTGACCACGCCGGTCCCGCCCGGCAGCGTGCCGGTGGTCGCCGTGAACAACAGGGCATCGGGCCACTTCTTGGCGCGCTCGCTCATCATCTGAACGACCGGATCGAAGGCGGCGATCTTGTTGTCTTCCACGCGGAAGACATCGAG